AAACAAGGTGTAAATAGTTTGTTTGAATATGGTGGTATAGATATACGAGAGGTACATGCCATAGCAGACTTACTGTATCATCTTAACGAAGCATTTCAAATCGAGGATGAGTAATGAACATATTTTATTTTGATGAGTGTCCGACTATATCAGCAGAAGCACAGCCAGATAAAATGCTAGTCAAGATGCCACTAGAAACAGCACAGATGTTATGCACAGCACACCGAGAACTAGATGGTGATGAGTATGCAGATTCTAATGGACTTTACAAACGTGCATACTGGAATCATCCATGCACAATCTGGGCTAGAGAATCTAGCTCTAACTACTCATGGTTGTATCGACACTTCCTAGCATTAGGTATGGAGTATGAGTATAGGTATGGTAGGAAACATGCAAGTGTTGTCAAGCTAGAAGAACCACTGAGCAAGATGCCAGATAATATTACACACACAAGTATGACACCACTAGCACAGGCTATGCCTGAGGAGTATAAGAATGAGGATGCTATTATTGCTTATCGTGATTACTGCATTAACGAAAAACACTATGCCAAATGGGAACGCAATAGAACTAAGCCTATATGGTGGACAGCACAGGAAGCTGTTTAAACATTTTGAAATTAAGTATTGACAAGAGTTTCTATTCATGTTATAATGGCACCTTATGTATTTAAAAGAAAGAGAACAGTACGACACAGAGATTTTAACTCGTGATGAGTATAGAAGATTTGGTGAGTACCTAACTGTAAACAACCTAAACGTTGGGCACGTTGTTGAAAAGTTAGATGATACATTCAAGGTAACATTATCTAGTACACCTCTCACCTTTTGGGAGGAGATACTAGCTGAGATTAGAACTCTTGATTAAGCATATTAAGGAACAGCCCTCAAATGTAACTTCCTTTAGTCCTTGGTATTCGACAGAAGTCGAGCAAGTTTTCGGTGCTTTGTGCAATAAGAACCGACTCCGTTTAAACACACTCAAAATTAATTTAAAAACTACTGTACTTTTTTATTAAAGTATGTTATAATGCACACACTTAATACAACAAAGGAGGAAACTTATGTATGAGTATGTAGAAGGAAAGGCAATGTGGGCTAACGTCACTACGCCTAACACTAGGTTCGGTGACCCTAAATATCAAATCACCGTGTTGACTGATAAAGAAACAGCAGAGAGATTAGAATCTGTTGGACTTTCTCAAGTAAAAGATAGAGCTGGTAACTTCAAGTATGAAGAACCTGCGTTCTCTTTTAGTAGGAAAGTTGAGGTTGCAGGTAGAACAAATACTGCACCTAAGTTAGTCGACACAGACGGTAACCCAATGGATGTTTCTGTTGGTAATGGTTCTGAAGTTAAGGTAAAGATTAAACCTTACTCAGGTAAGTATGGTACATTCGCAGAGTTAATAGCTGTTAAAGTTAATAACTTAGTTGAGTATACTGAAGCTGATACAGATAATGAGGAGTTTTAATTATGATTATTACTATTAATAATGATGATGGCAACACATCATTTGATGTGAATAACATCAGTGATGATTCTATAAAGCAAGAAGCTACTGTTATCGTACAGAAAGTAGGTAACCTACAAGTTATCATAGAAGCTTTAGACTTTGCAAGTCGTACACATCGTGCTAACTTAGAAGAGTTACTCAAAGATAGAGACGAGGCAATCGTTGAGACAGACCCTGCTCGTAATGAGAAAGGACAGTTTGTTGGCGATGACCCCGACACTATTGAAGACGAATCAAGGGTAGTTAAAAAGTCAGATAAATAATAACCATTAGTGAGGGCTAATATGGAAAACAAAACTTGGGATAAGTTACATCAACCATGTCCACTTTGTAATAGTAGCGATGCTGTAGGAATAAACGCAGATGGCTCGGCAAAGTGTTTCAGTTGTGGAGAATTTATGCCTAACTATAATAATTCATGTGAAGGAAAAGATATGGTACAACAAACAACAACAAATCAAACAGCGTTTAAACAACCTGATAATTTAGATACAGGTACTTTCTCTGCACTAACCGATAGACGTATCTCTCAAGGTACTGCTAAGAAATATGGTGTGAAAGCAGTGCATGATCTACAAGGCAAGGTTACTAAACACATGTACCCTTATTATAATGGACACGAGATATCAGCTACTAAAATTCGTAATGTAGTTAGTAAAGATTTCTTTGTCAACGGTTCTTATAATGATACAGGATTGTTTGGGCAACAGTTGTTTAAGGGTGGCAAGTATGTCACCATAACCGAAGGGGAGTGTGATGCTATGTCAGCTTACGAACTACTAGGTAGTAAGTGGGCTGTGGTATCCATCAAGCGTGGTGCACAGGGAGCAGTCAGAGATATTAAAGAAAGCTTGGAGTTCTTTGATGACTTTGAAAATGTTATCGTTGCTTTTGATAATGATAAGGCAGGTAAGGAAGCAGCAGTTAAAGTTGCGAGACTGTTTAAACCCGGCAAAGCTAGGATACTCACACTTCCCAATGGGTTTAAAGACCCTAACGATATGCTACGTGACAACAGACATAAAGATTTTGTTGAAGCGTGGTGGGCTAGTAAAGTTTATACACCATCAGGTGTTATAAATGTTACAGAGCAACGTGAGAAGTTTCATAATCGTGAGAAGAAACAAAGCATACCATATCCTTATGAAGGACTTAATAAAAAGCTGTATGGCTTGAGACAAGGTGAGCTTGTAACTCTGACAGGTGGAACAGGACTTGGTAAGTCTAGTGTAACCAGAGAGATAGAGCATTGGCTTGTGAAACAAACACAGGACAATGTAGGTATCATAGCATTAGAAGAAGATTGGAGACGTACCATTGATGGTATACTTTCTATTGAAGCTAACGCTAGGTTATACATTGACCAAGAACGTGAGAAGTTTTCTAAAGAAGAACTTGATAAGATGTTTGACATCTTGTACGATGGTGAGAATAAAAACAGAGTATGGGTTCACTCACACTTTGGCACTAACGACATTGATGATATCTTTACTAAGCTTCGCTTTATGATTATTGGATGTGACTGTAAGTGGGTGGTTGTAGATCATTTACATATGTTAGTCAGTGCAGTACATGAAGGTGATGAGAGACGAGCCATTGATTCTATTATGACTAGACTTAGAAGTTTAGTTGAAGAGACTGGTGCAGGGATTATACTTGTATCACATCTCAGACGTGTCGATGGAAACAAAGGACACGAGAATGGTATTGAAGTAAGTCTCTCTCATCTACGTGGCTCTAATAGTATTGGTCAACTATCCGATTGTGTTATTGCATTAGAACGTAATCAACAATCAGACGACCCAGATGAAGCTAGGACTACAAGACTACGTGTACTTAAATCAAGATACACAGGTGATGTGGGTATGGCAGCTAGAGTTATCTATGATGCAGAAACCGGTAGACTATCTGAATTAACTAACGAAGACATAGAGTTTGATAACTCTGGGGATGAAGGCTTTTAATGGATTTAGTATTTGATATAGAAACAGATGATATCCATGCCACAAAGGTATGGTGTATCGTTGCCCAGAATCCTGACTCAGGTGAGATATTTAAGTTCCCACCTAATAAGTTAGAAGAAGGGTATCAGTTTCTTACCACAGCCGACAGACTGATTGGTCATAACATTATTGGATTTGACATCCCAGTTGTAGAAAAGTTTGGAGGAGTAAAGCTTAGTGATAAAAAACTTATTGACACTTTAGTTTTATCCAGACTCTTTAATCCAACACGTGATGGTGGACACAGTCTTGAAACGTGGGGTTATAAGTTAGGCTATCCTAAGATTGAGTTTGAAGATTATCTTAATTACTCTACTGATATGTTAAACTATTGTGTACGGGATGTACAGTTAAACACTAGAGTACTACAAGAACTTCGCAAAGAATCAAAAGGTTTCTCACCTCAGTCAATTGATATTGAACAAGGCATTGCTAAGATTATGAAACAACAAGAGCAAGATGGTTTTGCTTTTGATATGCAATCAGCATTAAGTTTGTTAGCAGAGCTTAGAGAAAAGAAACAACTGATAGAAGAAGAAGTACATGAAACGTTTAAACCTAAATGGGTAGACACAAAAGAGGTCACACCCTACATCAAGAAAGATGGTAATCTATCTAAGCGTGGTATGACTGATGAAGAATATCAACGTTGTTTAGATACCAACAACTTCAATCCTTTTATGCGACAAACTTTACAAGAGTTTAATCTTGGTTCTCGTAAACAGATTGGAGAATATCTTATAGACTTTGGTTGGAAGCCAGATAGATTTACACCTACTGGTCAACCTATTGTAGATGAGAAAACATTATCTAAGATAACTCATATCCATGAAGCAAAACTTATAGCAGATTTTTTATTACTGCAAAAGCGTATAGCTCAGATTGATTCGTGGGTAGAAGCTGTCAAGGATGATGGTAGGATACATGGTTTTGTTATTCCCAATGGTACTATCACCGGAAGAATGACACATAGAAATCCTAATGTTGCACAAGTTCCCTCTGTTCATAGTCCTTATGGTAAAGAATGTCGAGCCTGTTGGACTGTACCAGAAGGACATAAGCTTGTAGGTGTAGATGCAAGTGGATTAGAGCTACGCATGTTAGCACATTACATGGATGATAAGGAGTATATAAATGAAATTATTAATGGAGACATTCACACGACTAACAAAAACTTTGCTGGACTTAAATCAAGAGATCAGGCTAAAACTTTCATCTACGCACTCGTTTACGGAGCAGGAGATGAGAAGATTGGAAGCATCATTAAAGGAAGCAGAGCAGAAGGTAAGAAGTTGCGAGAACGCTTTCTTAGTAGTCTCCCAACATACAAGTCTCTTAAGGAACGAGTTGACAGAGCAGCTTCAAAAAATTACCTCAAAGGATTAGATGGTAGGAAGCTATACATACGAAACAAACACTCAGCTTTGAACACACTACTTCAAGGAGCAGGTGCAATCTTAATGAAGAAAGCATTAGTCAACTTAGATAGTTTGTTAAGACTTAATACAATTGATTATAGATTTGTTGCTAACATCCACGATGAGTGGCAGATAGAAGTCAAAGAATCTCAAGCAGATTTTGTTGGAGAGTTAGCAGTAAAAAGTATTATAGAAGCAGGTGAACATTTTAATCTACGCTGTCCAATGGATGGCGAATATAAAGTAGGAGGTAACTGGAGTGATACACACTAATAATAAACCTAGAAATAAAGATGTGAGAGCAGATGGAAAAGTTTTTGATGGTACTACATGGAGAAAATCAGGTATCAATCATCATTGTAATGAAGAGGGTTTAGTTTTTTACAAAAGAAAATTTAGAACCTTACAAGGATATTTACAGCAAGGAGGAAAACTATCTAAAATAATATTTGGAAACATTAAAACACCTCAAGCTATAACTACTGTAACAAAATTCTTGTACGATAAAGAAGAAAGTGGTGATGTTTATATTATAACTAATAAAGCGTGGGATGGATGGGTAAAGATAGGAAAAGCTATTGATGCCGAAGACAGGTGTAATGGATACCAAACATCCAGTCCTTTTAGAGATTATAAATTAGAGTACAAAAAATATTTTAATGATAGATCAAAAGCCGAAAAAATTGCTCATAACTTTTGTGCAAAAAAAACAACAGAAAAAAAAGGGGAGTGGTTTAAGATGGACATATCTACAGCCATTTTATGTATAGAACAAATTTAAATAAAATAATATGACTAAATCTAAAAAAACTCTTGACACATTAGTAGAAGATATATATAATAAAATAGGTGTACTTGCCGATGGTGAGCACATTGATCTAGACCCAGACAGCATTGAACAGTTTGGTGAGTCTATGAAAGAGATACTTTACAAGTGGTCTCATCCTGAACCAAGAGGTGATGCAACCTTACGTATGTCTAACATAGGTAGGAAGTCACGACAGCTATGGTTTGATATGAAGTCAGAAGGTACTCCGGAAAGGATGCCACCCTCTTTATTCATTAAGTTTTTATATGGACATTTACTTGAAGAGATAGTTATATTTCTTATCAAGCTATCTGGACATGATGTTACTGATGAACAGAAAGAGATTAAAGTATCTGGTATCAAAGGACACATGGACTGTGTTATTGATGGTGAGGTAGTAGATATCAAGACAGCTTCCGGCTATGCCTTTAAGAAATTTAAAGATGGTACATTAGCAGAGA